TTTTCCTTCTTCGGGCGCTTTGGTTTTTTCTCAACTGTTTCCGGTTTGGAAATAGTTGTCTTCTCTGGAGACGTTAAGGAAAAGTTGGAGGCGCTCTCTATAGAGTTATTTACTGGTTCATTTACTGATTCATTTAATGGTTCGTGTCCCAAATTTGGGCCTACCACACGTCCCATATTTGGGACTACGGAAAGTCCGTTTTTGGGACTAGTCCCATATTTGGTACTACCGTTTTTGGTACTACCGTTTTTGGGACTATCAGCGCCGGCAGTCAGATTCAGAACGTAATTATTTGAAGAGTTAAGGACAATCCTTTCTCTGCGGATAAACCCTTTTTCTTCCAAGTAGGTGATGGCCTTGTAAACAGTTTTTCTGTTTAACTCAGTCTCTTTGGCTATCGCGTCGGTGCTGGGGTTGCACCGACCTGTCTTTTCGTTTCGGAAATCAGCCAAGCAGCGCAGTACGCTTTTTGCCGCCGAATTACCGACAAAAAGTTTCCGAACTGCGTCTGAATCTTGCCAGGACATGATCCACCTACTGATCGATCATTCGACGCAAGAGGTTATTGCGCATTTTGTTCCAAGAGTTCTGGGGCCTGAGGTCTTCAACTGTGACCTCACCATTTGTTAGCTCTTCAATCAAAATGCACTTCTCGATTGATCCAGTACGTTTACCAGCAACCAGCATGCTCACAAACTCCGGAGTAACACCGAGTTGCTCTGCCAAATGTTTCTGAGAAATCTCAGGATGTTTTTCAAAATAGTGTTTGAGTTTCATAGCTATTTGCACATAACGTTTTGTTTTGATAATACGCATAACATTTAGTTATGTCAACTTAACAAAATGTTGTTTAATGTGATTAAGGAGAAAACTATGAGACCTGTAAGTGAAATCCGCCGAGAGAATCTCGAACTGCTAATCGAAGAGGAAGGAACAATACCGGCCCTAAATGAAAAGCTGGGCCGCCGAAGGAATGATCCATCATTGTCTTTTATCCGCGCTCAATCGGTACGCAGCAGTACGGGCAAACCGTATTTGATGGGAGACAAGTTAGCACGCGACATTGAATCTAAGCTGAAACTTGGCCGAGGTTGGATGGACACCGATCACACGGGAATGCTCATTGATTCGATTGAAAAGCCTGCGGACGGCGTGCGCGTCCTGGAATTGGCTAATACAGGTTCAATGGGTGATGATCCAAGTGTTCTGGAGCAGGATGTCATAGTCGGCGGCCTCACTCTCGCGCCTGATTTTGTCCGCCGCCTCAACCCTTCTAATCCTATGAACTTAAAGGTGCTTACAGGCCACGGAGATTCAATGCTTCCGACGATTGCGCCAGGAGACAAGGTGCTGATTGACGAAGGAGTGAAAAACTTGTATGACGGGATTTATGTGTTGCGCTCATACGACACTCTGTTCATTAAGCGAGTGAACAAGAATTTGAAGGGGGCTGTAGTAATTTCCTCTGACAATCCGACAGTAAAACTTAGCGAGGAGCTGGATGGATCGGAGCAATTAGAAATTGTTGGTAGAGTAGTTTATGTCTGGCATGGGAGCTTTGTTTAATCATGATTAGAAAAATAATCGGTTACTTTTTTCAGTTAGTCGGAGCACTCTTCTTTCTTTCGATCCTGATTTTTATCCTGGCAATAATTTCATGCATGATCTACGGTCAGCCAGAAGCAGCAGTTAAACCTCTTTTGTGCGGCTGTGCAGCCTGGGGACTAGGGTATTTCTTCTACAAAACAGGAGGAAAGATCCTGTCATATGACAGACCAAATAAAGAGTCTTTGTCTTTTCATCTGGATAGCCCTTTTAAGCGCGTGATGTTTGTTGTCTCTATCCTCTCGTTCTTTGGATTAATCGCAGGTTTCATAGCAAATGGCTTTGATATTGACGAGTTATTAAACGATCTTTTTAGAGATAGATATTTATCGTTTGAAATAATTCTTCTTAGAACCTGCTTTTATTCATTTTTGGTCTCCATCATCTTGATGTTATTTGGAGAAAAAGTTTGTAGTTGGATAAAAAACGGATCAAACGGACAGAACAAGGATAGAAAATGAAATCTATAGTTGTTCAACTCATTTTCTTGCTCGCCTGGGCTGCTCTTGCTGTGCCTTTCTATCTCCATGTACAAAAACTCGAGGACGAACACATTAATTGGAGAAACAAACTTTCCGCTGAAGCCGAACAAGCTCGGGAGGAAGGACGGGCCGAGGAGGCCTCAAAACTGTATGAAGCATACTATAGGGCCTTCAACGGTTTTGGCCTTCCCTGGTATGCAAGGGCCTTTTGGCCTTATCTAATAATCTTCGTTTTAGGTTTTATTGTTTACATGGCCTTTGACTACATAGGGCTAGGAAATTTTTTTTAGAGGTCAATGGAGAAGTAGATTACTTCTAAATCAGTAGTCTTTTGCAGCCGCCTACGGGCGGCTTTTTTGTTGCCTAAAAGAAACATATTGCTACAAACACCTAACCTCTTGTTATTCTTTACATAACATTCTGCTTGCAAATTTGCATAACATTATGTTATTCTTTCTGCATCAATCAATCGTTCTTTAACAGTCCTTCTGAAGATTGTCAGGAAGGAAAAGCTCCTAAAGCTGAGTAAACCGAAAAGCCAGGGAGCGACCAGGCGGCAAGTGAATTGCGCCTAAGCATGGGGATCGAAAGTGAACCAGCGGCAGAGAGAATGCTGAAAGTGTCAAACGTTAAAGTCGTGTAGCACCGGTAGGGGCCGTTCAGCGAAGACAGTTCATAAACAGAAGCGCCTTCTTTTTTTTATCAACCAATTTAACCAACAGGTTCAAATGGAGGGCGCTTCTGTTTATTTGATTGGAGACATCAATGGGAAAAATAATGACCTATAAAGAGACGGCCAAGTGTCCTATCTGCGGCCTTCTCTTGGAAAAGCAGGAAAAAGTGATCCACCTGGGAATTCCGACGATCAAAGCCGAATGTCCGGATTGCGGATACGTCAGCTATTTCTACAGTGCGAAGGCGGACAAAGAACTAAAGGCTCGAATAAAGATCAATGATCTTGTCGTAAAGGAAGCCAAAAGCTCCGGCAATGATTGCTAGGAAGACCGCGAATTGTTTCCAAGTGACGTAGCTACTCAGGGAACCCTGTATCTGAAGTTGTACCCATTCTCTGGTGATGGGGTCGTTTTTATCTTTTTTACCCATCGATTTCTTCCTCAACGAATTCGCGATCAAATAGAGCTACCCAGCCGCAGTGACCGCAACGGAGAATATTGACGCTTTTCAGAAGGCTTGGACTCTCGGACCTTTGACCGTGCTGCGGATCGATTGCAGCAATTTCCTCGTGAGTTCCACCATTTTCAACAATAGCCTCTCCGATTTGATTGTAAAGGTAGTTCTCAAAAGACTGGTCGAGGATCTTGGTTTCCGCAACTGTACCGTCCGAGTTTTGCTGTGTTTGCCAGTCGGTGTGGTGGCAGATTGGACATTTGAATCCGCCAGTTTTCTTATTTAGATACTTTTGCCACTGAGCAATCGAGATTGTTTTCGACATGTGATTTCCTCCAGTCGATTAATTATCCACTCAAAAGCCCCTTCCTTGCCAATTTGCATGTTCAGTGAACGGCAGCGGAAGAGGTTTCTGAATGAATTGACCATCAAAGGAGACAACAATGGAAAGACTTGTAATTGAAAAGCGGGATTACTCAGACGTTGAGGACGCCCTGAAGTGTTCCGGGAAAGCTGAACAGATTGCCGAACTGATTAACGATTTTGAGTATGAGCTCAAAAATTGCCAGCTTGCGGACGAGTCTCTTCAAAAGAAGCTTGACGAAATAAATAGCTTTTTCTGCGAGGAGTCCGAACGTCTCATGAAACTGGCTGAAAGTAAATTCAGATAACGAACTGGGGCAGGAGAAAGCAATGACCGATAAAGAACAAGATGTGCGGTGCTTCCTTTGTTGCGGGAGCCTCACTCTTCCAATGAGTAAAGAAGAAATGGAAGGACTTATTAAAACTTTCATAGAAAACAATTTGACCATCATTGAATTTACTCAAAGGAACAATAATCTGACAGCCGTAGATAAAGTCAAAAGAATCCACGAGCTGTCCTTCCAAGCTTTAGAAGCCAACAAGCTGCTTGAGAAATTACTTCACTCTGATCAAAAGGCAGCAGGCTCACCCGGCTTCAGCTCCGATTACTATGGCGAGCACGAATAATCTGAACAGCTCGCTCCAGATCGAAATCGATTTCTTCAAATTCTTTAATCATCTTTTCTTCTAATCGTCCTATACGAGTAAGGGCTTCGAAAAGATCTTTTTCAGCTTGATTCTCTTTTGCATCCGGGCTTCCCCCGATGTTGATTTTAGGGAGAGTAAGCGTGCCGTTTTGAACAAAAGCAATGATTAACTTTTGAATGAATTCTTTATCCATTTTTCCTCCGTTGAGATATTTAGTAATTCGGCAAATTAATTATCTCGCAGAGGTGACACCCCGGAAAGACGGGGACTTCTTCAGACCATCTTCATAAGCTCCCCAGGCTTTTACCAATTTTTTAGTTCCAATTTTTTGCGTTCAGGGGAGCTTTTGAATGTGGTCTTTTTTACATATTTTTATAGGAGAGAAAAATGATCTTGTTACCGGACGAGCAAAAGCAGCTCTTTAATTTCGTCATCGACGATCTTCTGAAAGAACGCGGCTCCGCCATTTACCTCACTGACGCGTTGGCTTATGCCGAGCGTGCTGTGGTTTCTGCCCTGCTCAATGGCAAATCCGAGATCACGCTTGATCTCGGTCACGTTGTCCAAACTGCAGAGGCCCAACGGGAAACTAAGGCGCTCTTCAAGGAATATGCAGGGGATTTCATCTGTGGTCTTGGGATGGAAGCGATTGATAAGGACATCTACCCCGACATTAAAAATTAAAAGTTTCTCTCCTCTGGCCCTCGTTTGCGCGGACTCCTTGATGCGCTTTCGGGGGCTTTTCTTTTGGAGGTTGCCATGAATAAAAAATTTGATGATCTGTTAGAGGACGATCTCGCATGTTTCCTCTGCGCTCTGATCGCCTAAACCCTTGCGGGACGCCAATCCCGCGCTGTTGTTCAACAGCGAGGTCAGTATAGCGAGACTCCGAGAAAAAATAAATAGGTTCATCTTAAAAAGCATCTTTAACCTTCCTTTCGTTGATTTGTTCGAAATATCGAATTCGAAAAGCGAAAAATATCAAGGCATCTTCAGTCCACCGATCAAGCTTTCTCCGCTTGATGTTCCAGATTCGCTTACCTGCCTTGCTCAATGAAGACTGGGAGCCAAACACATATAGCAGAACAATCAGTTTCGCTGTCCGGACATTCAACCCATGGGTTCCGATAGAGAGAACTTCGGTTCCCGGCGCCGAGAAGTTTTGCCAAACGACATTGAGAAAATCCGCGTCCCTCATGTCGACTTCGCGGGCCTTCATGCCGCTGTTGCCATCATCCTCTGTGTAGTCCTCAGAGAAATCCGTCTTGTTTCTTGTCAGTGCGAGAGCTCTCTCTACCGCGTAAGCAATTGAGACGTTTTTAACAACACGATCACGATATGCCCGGCGCCAGTTGTCCAAACGAGGTCTGAGATCGTCAATGAGTTTTTGTTCTGTTTCTGTCATCCAAGAGTCCTCACGTAGCTAAACAGGCAGTAGAGATAAATAATCCCGAGAGCTGATAGCCCCCAGAACTCAACCTTTTTTCTGAGTTTGTCGCGGCGTTCTAAATAATCCGTAATCCATTTGAAGATCCAAAGGAAGACGAACATCGCGACGTAGCAATTGATCATCCAGAAAACATAACCTTCAGTGCTAGTAGGCCAATACATTCCAGCCCCCTCCCTCTTTCTTCGGTTTAGGCGTGACGACAAACAGCGGAATCGGGCACTCATCAGCACAGACCTTGCACTTCACTTTGGCATCATCGGCAAAAATTTTTAGAGATCCCTTAACTTCATGAAGCTCTAGCGTTCTATCCGGACGCATGACCAGAAAATCAGGCGTGTACGAGCATCGGTTTGAGGCTATCTTCCACGTGAACCGCTCAAACCAATATTTGAGAATTAACCCGGCATTTTTCTGTTGCTCAAGGTAATCTCGATAGGCCGCCTCGGTACGGTTCATTTCACCGATCTTGAGTCTGCCTTTTGCTTGTAAAAACCTTTTCATTTATCCCTCCTGATTGAGTTTGTGTGGTTTGATTGAATTCTTTGATGCTGTTTCCAGAACATTAGAGTTCCGTTGAGCGATGATCTGAGCGTGCGAAGGCCAACGTTCAAACTGTGAAAAGAAGTCTCTCCTGCGTTGAATTTGGTCGTCTTGCGCACGTTTGAAACGTGTGCAACGTGCGAAACTAATTGGATAGCACTCGCCCGGTGCGCGAGATTCGTGTAAACAATAGATATTCATGTCTCCGAACGATTTAACTGGTGGTACACGCTTCTTGCCTTGTGCGTCAATCCAATAGGAAGCCGCGTGAGCGCAATAAAGGCAACAGCCGGTCATGATCAATCCTTATTCTGTAGCCACAAAATAAATGCGATTAACAAGAACACCACACCGCACATAGAAAGATAAGCAACGTCCTCAAGATCAAACCTCATGCTTCCTCCTAAGAGGCTCTTCACCGATTAGATCGGAATTGCGTTTAAGCAGTCCCCACGCTTTCAGAGTTGCCGTTCTAACTTTATCCGGGTCTGCTCCTAACTCACTAGCCCACCTGTATCGATCTGACACGGACTCCCCGTAGAGGTTCCGGTATTCCTCGTCAGTCCAACGGACAACTTCCATTCCCTTTATTCGGTCAATTTGCATTCTTTTTCTCCTTTCGGGTTTCAAAGGCCGCCCGGACAAGCAACCCGAACAGAACCACATTCACGAACACCACCGGCGCCAAAATAATCATTAGCAGTGTCCAAGCTGAATCAGACATGACGCACCTCAATCGAAAAGATCAGCCGTCGCAGGTTTGCGCATTGAAGTTCCGGCAAAAAGCATCGGCACGCATTTAGAGCGAATGCGGTCATAAAGACGATCTCCGAGAAGTTCCTCCAGCGCTTTAGGTCCGAGATTGCTGAGAAGGATCGATGGCTTGTTCGAAGTCACACGATTGTCGAGAATGGAAAAGAGAATCCTCTTTTCAGCCTCCGAGCCTTTTTGAACACCGACTTCATCAATTACCAAAAGCTGAATCGAAGAAAAGAACTTCAGCGTTTCCTCTTCGTTTGTTGAAGCTCCAGCCTGGTATGTGCTGCGGACGGCCGAGAAGATTTCGCTTGCTTTGTAATACCTTGGATAAGAGAATGCGTACTCTTTGAGAAGCTCGATCATGATTGCGCAGGCAAGATGTGTCTTCCCAGTCCCGCAGCTTCCCAAAAACAGAAGTCCATATCCGCCTGCTTTTGCCTTCTCCCAGCCTTTAACAAAACGTCTTGCCAATTTGAAAGCGGCCTTTTGGCTGTCTGTCTCTTGAATGAAGGTTGAGAAGTCTTTGGTTTGATACTCAAGAGGCATACGGGTTTCTACAATTCTTTGCTTGCGGTTTCTCTCGGCTTCCTCTTTCCTTGCCTTCTCTTCATCAATAGCCCTTCGAGCTTCTTTGAGCTTAAAACATTCAGGACATTCGCTTACTTCCTTGATCTGTCCGCTTAACCAGACTTGATTTGCAAGGTATTCCCCGTGCAATGGGCAATTTGTTTTAACTTGCCGTATTTCCAATTTTCCGAGAATGGTATTAACGGCTTTGAGATTTTTGATTTCGGTGTTGTTCATAGTATTAAATTCCCGTCTTTATCAAATTTGCACTGCTCTCGGTAGTACTCTTCTGTGAATCCGCCAGGCGGTTCGTAGGCGAAGGGTTTGGAGGTTTGATTGGGCGGCTTCTGCTGCTGCCACTTGGATTCGTTGAGACACCACGTTGTGAATGCGGCTTTGTAATCTGCGTACTGTTTTCCGTTTGCTTTGCAGTAAGCGACCATCTTTGAAAACAACTGCTGTGGGTCTTGAATGTTGTGCTTCTGAGCGATCTTCAAAAACTCTTCCGGAATTGGGTCATCCTCGTTATAAGGACATGGCACCTTTTCCTTCTTCGGGCGCTTTGGTTTTTTCTCAACTGTTTCCTTTTTGGAAATAGCTGTCTTCTCTGGAGCAGTCAAAGAAAAGTTTGGTGCGCTCTCTATAGAGTTATTAATAGGTTCCTTTATAGGTTCATTAATAGGTTCGTGCTTCAGTTCTGAAGTAGGTGGTGCTTCAGTACTGAAGGTACTTAAGTTCTGAAGGTGCTTCACTTTTGAAGGTACTTCAGTATTGAAGGTGGTAATGTTTAATCCGTACTGGTTACTCTTGCCAACCTTTGAAAAAATCTGAATCAGTCCTTTCTTTTGCAACGACATCAATTTTGTAGTGAGCGTGTTGCTGTTTCCAATCCTGGATTTTTTCATCAGTGCTTCTCTGGACGGATTGCATTGACACGTTTTGTCGTTGTAGTAATCCGAGAGCACGACCAGAAGCAGGGCTTCTCTTGGGTCATCAAGAGAATCCTGTGCGAGTGCCCAGCGAATTGCAGAAAAGCTCATTTTTTGCCTCGAATAACAAACCAAGGAATGTCCGGCCGAAGGTCTTCACACCTGACTCTTCCTTCTGTTGCGCTTTCGATCATCAAACACTTGTCTTCCGGAACACGCTGTACAGAATGACGCCACTGAGAAATAAGCACAGCAGGAACGTTGATACGACGCGCCAAGTCAGCGGCAGCACCTCTTTTCTGTTGTCGTAAAAAACTATCAAGTGCGTTCATAGCAATAGTGAAACGTTAATAAATAATAGATAGTGTAACACTAATGATTGATAATAGTGAAGATTAATATTTTACTATCAAGCTAAGGATAGAATCATGCGTGATGTAAAACAGAACAGGCGTGAGAACCTACGCCTTTTGGTTGAGCGTGAAGGCAGCTTAGTTAAGCTCAACGAGAAGCTAGGACGCAAAAAATCTGATGCAACCCTTGGTCAAATATTGAATCAAGCTAAGGATACAAAGACTGGTAATCCAAAAAACATGGGAGACAAAATTGCTAGGTCTTTGGAAGATCAGTTGTCCTTAGGGTACGGTTGGATGGATGCAGACCATAGTAATGAGGCGTTCCCGGAAGAAGATGATTTGATCTATTTGCGGCGCCTGAATGTTTCTGCCTGCTGCGGTGCAGCGGGAGTACAAAATTATGAGGATGAGGCCTATGTAGACCTCAGGGGCGTCTCACGTGTTTGGTTCAAAGAAAACATCAATCAGATCCGTGAGAATGGATATGAAATCATCACTGCAGCCGGAGATTCCATGGAGCCCACTCTGAAGAATGGGGACCTAGTTGTAATTGATAGGTTTGACACTGAGATCACTAAGCGTGACGGCGTTTTCTGCGTGCTGATTGATAATGATCTTTATTTAAAACGTGTACAGCGCGTGCCAGGAAGTCTCCGTTTTATTTCCGACAATCGCCTGTATGACCCGTTTGAAATTCGGCTTGCTGAGGTCGAAAGCCGAGTGATTGTATTTGGCCGTATGGTCAATTCATTGAATCTGAAAAGATATGACTAAAGGATCAGCTATGACTGAGACTTATTACAGCGATAAAGAATATTACGAAACGGCACGATTACATAAGAGAATACAATCGCTCTTCGCTTATGGAGGCACAGTCGCAGCACGTGCAACACTCGCCTGTTGTGATCCTAAGCAGGAAAGGAATAAAACTCTTTACGCCTGGATCCAGAGAAATCGAGGGTTTTTCAGCTATTTTTCAAAGAAACAAAGCGAACTGTACCTTTCGTATATTTATGCCTTCGTAATAGGGGAAATAGCCTCTCAAGCCGTTGTCAACTGTGAGATAAAAGCCAAAAAAGAACTTGTAGAACTCCTGGGCCTTTTCTACAGCAATGGAAATAAAGAACAGCTCAAGCCGTATTGGAACATTTTCAATATCTGTTTGCGTTTTGAACTACTGAACAATCTTAAGTTTGGAGAAAAGGTTACAGACAGGTTTATCCTCACACTCTTTTCTGTGCTGTCACAACTTCCTCCAGCGGGATATGTGGATTCGTACCTGGAAAAAATAATAGTTCTTACCTGCAATGGAAAGCCAGAGGATCCTTCTGAACAATATCGGCGTGCGTTATTTTCCTATGCCGCTATTAAAGATTATGCAAACGAATGGCTAACTGAGATTTTTACTGCACCAGAAAGCCGTCTGGATGCTTATTATCAAGAGTACGTTCAAAAGATTGAGGCTGGAGAATTTAAACCTTTAGATATGTGGTTTAGATTTAACCCGCCTCTGGAAAATCTCAAATAAACCAAAACAGAATTAAGCAGCCGCCTTCGGGCGGCTTTTTTGTTGCCTAAATAACACACTATCGTCTTCCGTAGTGAAATACTAAAAAATATATTGCGATTCACTATTGACATTACGATAGTGTTTCACTATCATTATTTACATCAATCAATCGTTCTTTAACAGTCCTTCTGAAGATTGTCAGGAAGGAAAAGCTCCTAAAGCTGAGTAAACCGAAA